AACTTCGACTAACAAACAACTATGAAAACATATAAAGAAAATCTATTAATTCTTAATCTAAATAGTGCTATTGATATGACAAATACTTCACTCACTCAAGCTGTACTGGAAGAGCAAAGAGGGTCTGTTGGAATTAATGATCTTGCTTACTGTATTTCGGAAATAGTAAAAGAACATTGGGGCAAACATAATTACCAAGCGTTTAAGGATGTGATTAAATCAGAATTGGGGTCTTAAATGTTGGTGTATAAAATAGATCTTTCAGCAGGAGAGCCAAGCGTTAAATATGCTTTGGCAAAGATCAGTCAAATTACTAAAGTATAAAGTACTTGACTTGTGAAGAATTCTTCACTAACTTCCGGTGTAATGAAAATAAGGAGCAAATTATGAAAATCAAATCGTCTTTAGAGCTACCTGATCAGAAAGATGTTTTAGCTTACTTACATCATCAGAAAGATGTTTTTGTAGGTCCAAAACATCAAAACTTTGCCAATAGATATAAGTTAAGGACTGACGGGAATGTAGAAGTCCAGCATATTTACAGGTACGGAAAACCAAGTGCCACCAAGATAATGACACCTGTGCAATTCGTTAAATTTGTTAATCAATAAAGTACTTGACTTGTTAATTATTCTTCACTAACTTTAGGTGTAATGAGTTTAAACAAAGGAGCAAAATGATGAAATGGAAAATGACACGGGAATTTTACATTCCTAAGGGGGCAAAAAAGATAAAATTGCAACCTTACAAAGACCTGGGCTTAGAAGTCTATGTGTCTGACTGGAAGCCTGGTGACGGGTTGGTTGCTATGGGGTTTCATGGCAAAGCACAGAAGCCTGATTTTTATGTCAGGTTCCGGAACAAAAAAGACCAGATGAAAAAAATTGATCAGTTTGTTCAGAGCAGGATCAATCATTTGGAAGACTTAAAAAAACGGAAAGAAGCCAGAAAAGAACCTCACACATTTCCCGTTGGAACAATCTTTTACAATAGCTGGGGTTATGACCAGACTAATGTTGATTTTTACCAAGTGGAATCAGTCACTAAGCACACTGTTAAGCTTAGGGCCATAGGCAAGTCAACAGAGTCTGAATCTGGAAACTACAACTATGTGCTTCCGGTCCCAGATAGCTTTTATGGTGAATCATTCGTCAAGAAGGTCAACTCAGGGTCAAAATTCCCGTTTGTTTCAATGAATTCTTATTCAGTGGCTGTCCCTTGGGATGGTGAGACTCCACTTCTTGAAACAAGTCCTTATGCTGGCCATTAACAAAGGAGCAAAAATGAAAGCTGTAGAAATGACAAAAAAAGAATGGTCCCAGACACACAAAGACTCCAAATCTGTGATTGATGGGGTCTATTATGTGGTGAGGTTAGTTGAAGGGCCGTCTGGTTCTAAAGAAATGACAGCTTTAGTTCCGGTATTAATAGTAAATAAAAAAAGAGGGCAGAAATAATGAAAATAGGTCAATATGATGTATACGATGATCCTTTCATCTTTCGATACCAAGTTACTAAAGTGATGAAAAAAACAGCAGAAGTTAGGTCTTATTCTCGTTATGGAAGCAATTCGTGGAAATTCTATGGTATTAATTATCGTTTTTCAATTCCTCTGTTATTAGGTCTGACCAAAGAGGCAATTTTTACACCATTTGTCATAAATGAAACCACAGGAGAAGAATGAAGCGAAAGAAATTGAAATCAAATCAGGTTGGAGTAGACATTCTGGCTGTTGAATGTGATTGTGGTGAAGGTTGCTTTGGTTTACAATCATTGGCGGCCAATAATCACGACAGAGCTTGGTACTGTGAGGCGTGCTACCAAGAATGGGAACTACCTGATAATGTTTTTCCTGAGGTTATATTCAAAAGAAGGAAGCAAAGATGACCAATTTTTGGAACACTGATTCCTGGTTTTTATTTGTTAGGGAAAAAGGCTTGCAATTTATTGGAAAAGATATGGCCGGCCAACTAATGCTGGATTGTCTGGTGGATATATTTGAAAAGCCACACCGGTATGAAAAACAGTTTCAAGCCTGGCTAGAAGAAAAAGCCTATAAAGAAGAAGATAAAAGAAGGTCTGTAGCTGTAGACAGTGCCAGGTCCAGGGCCAAGCTGTCTGAATTTCAAGGCCAAATAGTATCTAGGCCAAAAAAAACTTTTAATCAAACACGCAAATCAAAAGGAGCAAATCATGACAGATAAAAAGGAGCAAATCATGACAGTTGAAGCACTTGGGCTTCAGATGAAAGAAGCACTATTACTAAGAAGCCAAATTAATGAACTTAAAGAAGACGTGGACAGTTTGTCTGGACTAATTAAGCTAATTGAAAACAACACAAAGTCTATTGGAATGTTAAATGAAGCTGTAGCTAAGATTGCAGACATTGCCGGAAAAGCTGACGGCTTAAAAACACATTGAAAAAGTTCTTTTGTTAAGTTACATTCACAACCATGAAAACAATAAATCAGGCGGAAAAGATCAAAAGTGAAATTAATAAAAGAGGCATTAAGAGCAAATTCTTGGCAAAAAAACTTGGAGTCTCTGAGGCTATGTTTAGTTATTTGCTAAGTGGCCAGAGGCGGTGGCAGCCATACCTGGTGGACCGGCTGTGCTTAGAGTTAGAATTAGACAAAAATGAAGTAGAGGAGTAATATGGAGTATTATGCAATAGTTGGCATTGGTGAGCCAACCAATGACCCTAGTGGCCTATTAAGAAAGAACCCAGACCCACCTTGGGATCCGCAACGGTTTAACAGAGACACGCTAGTCTGGGAAGATAGTCAGTCTGCTTACAATTATTTTTTTGGCAGGGATGATGACTTTGAGAGTATCACAGAAGCGGAAGCAGATGCTGTTATAAAAAAATGGACAGCAAAAGCTAACAGATAATGCATTTATCTGATTGTTGTGGGGCCGGTCCAAAAACTTTAGTAAATGACCAAACGTTTGGCTTTTGCTCACAGTGTTTGAATTGGTCGCCATTTGCAATGCTGGACCAAGATGAAGAAGGGTTGCCTCTGGATGAGTATGTTGTACTGTTTGCTGAGTTGATTGAGTCTGGGAAATTAGTCATTTTTGACCCAAACACAAAAAATTTAGAAAAACCAGAGGCTGTTTCAATTAATGGTACAGCGGTTCAAATCACACAAAGAAACAAGGAGCAATAACATGATAATTTATAAAGTAGCCTATACTAGAGGTTCTGACCATTTGTGCTTTTACGCTAAAAACAAAAAAGAAGCAATGAAGATGAGGAGTATGTTGAAAAAGCAGGAAAGAATTGACTTGAAACAATATGGTAATGATGGGGTTGCTAATGTCGGAAACCCTGAAAAAACAGTGATTGGCTACACCAAAGATGCTATCATTCATTTTTTAAATCAAAAGGCAATATATATGAATAATATGGATTTGGCTCAGATGGTTTTTACAATAGAAAATCAATTAGATGAGTAGCAAGTGGTCTGAATGGCTAGTAATAATTACAATCGCATATTTTGTGGGCCATGTAATAATTTGGATGATTAGATGACAGAGAAAAAAAAGCAGCAAATAGAAGGGAAAAGGGATTATGAATAAGGAACTAAAAAGTATACCAATAGGAAACAAACTGTATGTCCAGGTAGATGAACGGGTTCGGGAATTTCACAGATTATACCCAAACGGAAACATTGTGACAGACCATCAAATTTTAGGGGACCCTGGATCTTTTGTGTTTGTGACTACATCAACTGTGACTCCAGATGTCTCACAACCTGACAGATTATTCACTGGCGTGGCCTATGAAAATGAGGGATCATCACAGATAAACCAGCGGAGTGCCCTTGAAAATTGTGAAACTTCGTCTGTTGGCCGTGCCCTTGGATTTTTAAACATTGGCTTGATTCCGGGGTCTGGAATTGCTTCAGCTGATGAAGTACAAAACGCTGTACAGGGCCAAACTCCTATGTCTGGACCCAGCAAGCCAGCTGAAGGTCCTAAAAATAACGGGCCAGCTACTGATAAGCAAATAAACTTTATCAGTAAGCTAAGATCTGATGTTATCACTGAGGCCACTAGAGCAAATTCAATAGATGAGGCTGAAGAACAACTTGAAAAGCTAACCAAAGAATTTAAGGCGGAAACTGGTGGTGATGTTATGATGAACCAAGCCAGCGTTTTTATTGAAAAGCTTCTAGAGCTAAAAAAACAATATGAGGTCCCGTTTTAATTTTAGATTAGAATTTCATAGATGAAAAGACATGACCCTGGGCATTATACCAAAATGAGGCTTGTTGCTCCTCGCCTCATGTCATACTCATTACAAAAGGTCGTCCAGGGTCGTTTTTAAGGAAGGAAAATAGGAAAATGAGCAAAAGGTACATTGACACTGAAATTTGGTCTAAAAAGTGGTTTAGAATGTTAAGGCCAAAAATGAAAAACGCTTGGTTTTGGCTCACAGGAACTTGCAATCATGCTGGATTTATAGCGGATCCAGACATGGATTTGGCCTCATTCCAAATTGGTGAACGTATTGAAGAAGCTGAAATTTTAAGAGTCTTTAAAGATAGAATTTTTCAGCTTGAGCCTGATGGGTCGCCTGACCAATGTTGGTTTATTCCGCAATACATAGAGTTTCAGTATGGGAAATTAGATGCAAACAATAGAGTTCATAAATCTGTGATTAATATTCTGGAAAGAAAATTAGGGGATAATTATGGGGCTTATATGACCTGTTTAAGGGTCAATGGTGAAGCTAAAGACAAAAACAAAGACAAAGCTAAAGCTAAAGTAAAAGAGAAAGTGGTGGCCAGGAAACCAAAACATGAGCAAGTGAAAGAAGTTCGGGAAATGGTAAAGTCTAACTCAAAACAATTTTCAGAAATAGTGGATGTGTGGCGAGAATTTCAAAACTGGTGTGACTATATGGAAAAAACGGGTAAAACTTACAAAAAATATCTACCTGCGTTTAGAAGCTGGGTCCGAAAATCGGAAGATTTTGCTGGTGTAACATCAGGCAAAACAAGTCACAGAGATTTCATGACAGATTCTACCGGATTTTACATTGGATACTGCCAGGAATGTGGATCTGGTGAATCTTATGACAAAGCACAGATCTATGGTGATTCTAGATGTTGTAAAAAACGCATCCTGCCAGAGAAGGTTTTAAGTGGGTAGGAAAGAAGCAATTTCAAGGCCTAGAAATAACAAGCTGATGAAGCTAGTAAGGCAAATTGTGTTAAAACGTGATAAACGGTGTTTACGGTGGCATGATTCAGATCCGTGTGGTGGACCAAATCATTTAAGTCATATTTTGCCGGTGTCACGATATAGAAAATTAAAATATGAGCCGTTAAACATCAAAATATTATGTCAGAAGCATCACCTCTACTGGTGGCACAAACACCCAATAGAGGCTTCTGAGTGGCTAAAAACAGCACTTTCAGAAGACCGTTTAGCGTGGATAGAGCAAATGAGGAAAACAATCATCCATGAGCCGCTGAATTATTCTGAAGTTAAAGCTAACCTGGAAGGAATATTAAATGAAGATTAAAGGGACCAAAAAAATAGTGACTAAAATGCTTATAGAGCATCCAGAGCTTAGAGATAATGACAACAAACTCCTGGCCAACATTTATTGGCAAAAAGTGTCTGATGATTTGAAATACAAAGTGACCCTAGAAGAGATGGCTGGGATTAAGAAGTTTTTAGGCTATTTGTCAAGTGGGTCATTACCAAATTTTGAGTCAATCAGGAGATGTCGCCAGAAAGTCCAGGAAGAAGAACCTGCGTTGAGAGGAAGTCTTTGGGCCAAAAGACATGAAGTTTCTCATGATGTAAAAGAAGAGCTTAGATTGTGGTAAGCTTGAAAAAAGATTTATTATAGTGAGAATGTTAGACCTATTCTCTGGAATTGGTGGTTTCTCACTTGCGGCCAAGTGGGTTTGGGGTGATGATCTTGACATTGTAGGATTTTGTGAGATTGAGTCTTATGCTCAGAAGGTATTGAAAAAAAACTTTCCAGGAGTGCCTATTTATGAAGATATTAAGAAACTTAGAGGAGACGAATTCCATGAAATTGACCTCATCACCGGAGGATTCCCCTGCCAGGATATTTCATCAGCCGGAAGAGGAGCAGGCATCAAAGAAGGAACAAGGTCCGGTCTTTGGTTTGAACTCTTACGGGTTATTGGCGATATACGACCCAGATTTGCACTCATTGAGAACGTGCCAATGCTCACTGTTCGGGGCGGAACAAGAGTCATTGCAGATCTTGCCGACATCGGGTATAATGCAGAGTGGACAATTATATCTGCAAGAGACGTGGGAGCCAGACATTTACGCAAAAGAATCTGGATTGTGGCCTACCCCAGAAAGGAAAGACTATCCAGAAAGTTTAGCGGAACAAGTGGCCGTAAAGACATTCTGGCCGACTCCGACAGTACAAGACGGAGAGAACGACGGCGGGCCGAGTCAGTACAAGAGACATTCAATTCCTCTGAATGCGATAGTGAAAAAGTTTCCAACACCACAGTCAAGGGACTACAAAGGCCCATCAGGAAGGAGTATGAAGGGGTTAGAGAAAGACCTGCCAAGCGTAGTGGAGACATTTCCGACACCAATAGCAGGAGACTGGAAAGGTCAAGTCAGAAAGAACGGAAAACCAGGTATGTTGTCAGGGGTGGTCGAAAAGGAAGCCAAGGAGATGTTTCCGACTCCGACAGCATCGGACTCTCATGGGGAGAGAACAATAGGAGTGACGGAGACTTGGACAATGAAGGACCTTCGATATTATGCGATGAAAGACAAACAGAATGGAGCAACATCTGGTCAGTTGAACCCAACGTGGGTAGAGTGGCTAATGGGGTACCCAGCAGGGTGGACAGACTTAAAGGACTTGGAAACGCCATAGTCCCACAAGTAGCCGCATTGATAATGGATAGAATCAAAGCAATAGATTGATTTGAGAACTATCAATCATATTGGAGATGGAGACAAGAAAAATCCGCCACCATATTGGTGCGGAGAGTGCAACAGTGTTTGGCAGCCAACCAATGACCACACAGACAAAGCTCATTTATTTGAAACATTACCAGGATTTCCTAAGTATGGAACACACAAAAAAATCTGTCCAAAATGTATAAAAAAATAATAGATGACAGAATGGTTCAATTATAGTTAATATTAACAGCGAATATGTATGAATAAGAATCAAAGCCTAGCAAGTGCTGTCTGTTATGTCATTATACTGACATTAACGGTAGCCTTTGCCATGTTCAGTGTTGAATCCTGTGCCAGTTTTGAACTAGATGGAGTTACAGAGGACAAAGAAGCATTTAATGCAAGCGACTGGAAGCTATTCTAATAACCAAGTGAAGGGAAACACACTATGTCAGGAGACTACAAAGCATCAGATAAACCAGCAACCTCTAAACAGAAAAAATTTATTGCACACCTTAAGAGTGAGTTTGAAAGTGAGGAAAGATTAAAAGAATGTGATGAATGGATGGTTAAAAAATACCATCTGAGTGACGTGAACAATCCGACTATCCGTGAAGCATCAAAAATGATAACTCATTTACTTGTGGCTAATAAAGCAAAGGAGAGCTAAGTGACAAACCCTATCATTTATCTGTACAAAGAACTAATAGAGCAAAACAAGATCAATCCTAATGGCTCAGCATATCTTCGGTATAAAACACTACTGTCCATTAAACATAATAAAGTACTTAAAAGAGCTTTAAAAAAGGCCGGATTAAAAAAATGATGTATGAAACCAGAAAAACAAACGGTTAATAAGCGGCAAAAAGGGGCTTCTGGGACCGAAAAAAAAGAAGCCTGGGCAAATCGCCAGGCCAATGGAACCTTTGGACCGGGAAACACCATTGGGAATACCTGGCCAGCCGGAGTGACTGGAAATCCTAATGGCCGAAGGGGTGCATCCAAAGACATCCTGGATAAGATAGGAGAAGAATCAGTAGAGAATGGGACCACCAGGAAAGAGAAGCTTCTAGATAGGCTGTATAGAATGGCTGAAAAAGGCAACATCAGAGCAATGTCAGAGATCCTGGATAGAACAGAAGGGAAGTCAGTGGAACGCCAGGTGGTTGCATCTTATGAACCAGTGAAGATCTTTGAGTTCAGCAACCAGGACCAAGAAGAGGATCCACCTGAAAGCCTTGATACCTAACTCCGCTTTACTTAGAGATGTGGCCTTAGAGGGCCAACTAGAGGCCCTGTTTCTCGACAGAACCAGGCAAACATGGGAGATCCAGGGAATATGAACTGGCAACTAGATCAGACACGCAGAGCAATCATTGAGCATCCGGCTAGGCATAAGGTAATATGTGCTGGAAGACGGTGGGGCAAGACTATGCTGTCTATTATGTGGCTATTGCATGGCCAACTGGAGCCGGGGAAGAGATACTGGTTCATCAGTCCTACTTATAGACAAAGCAAGACAGTCTGTTGGCCTATACTTAGAAGGCTATTTCGAGACATGCCTGCTAAAATCAATGAATCAGAGCTGACCATTCACATCCAAGGTGCTGAAATAGCATTGAAGGGGTCCGATAATGAACACGGTCTTAGAGGTGTTGGCCTGGAACGCTGCGTAATGGAAGAATACGCATTCATGAAGCCTCATATCTGGGGTGAAATAGTTCGGCCTATGTTAGCTGATACTAATGGTTCCGCTTTATTCATTGGAACACCAAATGGATTCAGTCACTTCTGGGATGTGTGGTCCCTGGGAATGGGTGCTGATTCTGATTGGAAGTCCTGGCAGTTCACCACAGCAGATGGCGGATATGTCAGCAAAGAAGAAGTAGAAAAGGCTAGGAGCCAGATGGATGATAGACTCTGGAAACAAGAATTCATGGGATCCTGGGAAACATTAGGATCTAGAGCCGCATATAATTTTGATAGGAAAATTCACGTCAAGAAGGCTGATGATATAAGCCCAAACAAGGCCTGGGGTCTTGACCTAAATGTAGATTATATGACAGCAGAACTGTCTACAACATACTCTGATGGTGTAGTTCATTTCATGAAGGAGATCCGGCTGACCAACACCAACACTGAGGAGATAGCCAGCAAGATGAAGGAGATTGAACCACATGTTCCTGTATACCCGGACCCAGCCGGAAGTGCTAGATCTACACAAAGCATTAAGTCAGACCACCAAATTCTAAGAGACAACAATTTCGAAGTGAAGGCGAGAAGGGCACATCCTAGTCATAGGGACCGACTAAATTCTTTAAACAGAAAACTCCTCACAGCAGATGGGAAAGTATCAATGACAGTAGATCCTACCTGCAAACATCTTATCAGAGATTTGGAGCAATGTCAAAGAGATTCATCTGGTTCCCTGTCAAAAAAAGACGAAAAACTCACGCATGCCCTAGATGCGGCCTCGTATATGATTGAGTATTTGTGGCCTATTCAGAGGCGTATTGCACAATCAACAAGCTGGTAACACGGAGAAAACATGATACTTGAAAGTTTAAATGAAGTTTCTATTCTTAAATCATTAAAATCACATTTCGCCAGTATAGAACAAAAGAGATTTAAAGAACGCTATAGAATGATGAATTACTATGAAGGCCTAGAATCAGAATTGCAGACAGACATTGCAAAGCATTTTGATTCGGATTCACTAAAACAAGTGCCCTCATTTCTAGAGAATGTCACAGCAAAGCTGATAAATTCTAGGGCCATAGTTTATAAGCAGGCTCCTCAAAGACACTCTGATGATAAGTACCTAGAAAGTATAAAGTCTTTAGATTCTATAATGTTGCAACTTGAGAGGATGACGTATTTGCTAGGCTCTATGGCTATGCTGTCAAAATGGAACGCAGAAGAACAGAAAATAGAATATGACATACTAACTGAGTTTTACCCGATTTGGCTTCCACATCAGTCTGAACCTGTAGGCATCTGCTATCCACTCTATTCCCAGGGCCAGTCAAGATCTTCTGAAATGGTCTATGTTTGCTGGACTCCTGAACAACATTTTAAACTCACACAAGCTGGAGACATCCTTCCAGTAGATGACAATCTAGAAGGAGAGAATCCATACAAGCTGGTCCCGGTGACATACTCCCACAGACATCCGTTCACCACTGACTGGTGGAGAGAAGGAGCCTCGGATATAGTAAGCCTGAACACCACACTCAACATTCTTCTCACAGAAATGTCTTTATCCATGAGATTACAAGCCTTGGGCCAGCCGGTGATCTCAGGCATTGATTCTGCTCAAAAATTAAAAATGGGAGTAGACAGGCCTATTCTTCTTCCAGAAGGAGCTTCATTTCAATTTGCGGCCCCAGGAACAAATCTTGCACAGTATATTGAGGCCATGAGATTCCTGGTAGACAGTGTAGCCTACAACAACAACCTCAAGACAAAATGGTCCCAAGGTAGGGATGCTGTAAGTGGTGAAGCCTTGAAGATGCTGGAAGTGGACCTCACTGAATCTGTGATGGGTGATGCAGAGCATATCTGGAGGCCATTGGAAAAACACAGATTTGAAATAGACCGCAAGATTCTAGAGGTGCATAGTGTCAAAGTTTCTGAAGATTATTCAGTGGACTTCTCTGAACCTAGGTTTCCATTAAGTGCCGCAGAAGAACGTGCCCAGTTTGAGCATGATTTAAAGCATGGATTAAGAAGCAAAAAAGACTGGTTCAGGAAAAACAATCCAGACTCTGAAGATGTTCAAGAAATAATGGACCAGGTTCAAGAAGAACGCAAAGAAGAGCAAGCCCAGGAGACTGGCGGCGAGTCAGAAACACAACCTGTGTTTGCAGGATTGAGGCGACTTGGCGGACCTGGTCAATAGTTACTTAGACAAAATAGATGAGATCCAGGCTGTCATCATAAATGATGCAGATCTCATTCTAGATGCAATAGAAATGGATCTTTTATTGAAAGACCCTGAAGGCTATTTAATGAGTTTAGGCGAAGCTTTTTTAGATGAACACATGGATGAGATTGAACAAGGGGCCAAAGCTGGCCAACAACTAGCAAAAAAAATGGTGAAGTCTGTTGAACAACGTAAAAATCACAGCTAAGAAAAACTTTGACCTCACCAACATCCGGTTAGACTTTAGCCGGGAGCTTGCTTTGATTGGAGACATGATAAAAAAAGACATTAGAATGGGCATCAAAATCAGAAGAACCATAGATGGCGGAACAATGGATCCGCTACATCCTTTTACAATTAAGCAAAAAGGCAGTGCTAGTCCGCTAATTGATACAGGCACAATGTCCAAAGTAATTGTCAAGAAGTCTCGGAAGCTTGTTGAAGTCTTCCCAGCTAAGTCTAGGACAAAACCTATCAAGGGTTATCCAAAGGGGATTGCAGAAATTCAACAAAAAGGTGCGACTATTAGAGTCACTGAAAAAATGAGATCTTTTCTCCATGCAAAAGGATTGCACTTGAGCAAATCCACAAAAGTCATTAAGATTCCACCTAGGCCCTGGTTTGGCGTTTCTAATAAAATTCTAAAAGATATTCCAAAAATGATCCGGAAACGGATTCAGCAAGAAATTAGACGTGTCTGATTTTAGAATTGTAATCACCAACCAAGTAGCAAATGCGGCAGCTACAACGTCACTAAATCTCCAAGGAATAGTTCAGTCTATGACAGACCAGGGAATGACCAAAAGCCAGGTTAGATCTGCTTTAATGAGAGACTTGACAGTTGGCGGACCTATTTTTTCCGGGTTTCAGTCCAATGTCAGAAATATCACCAAAAATGGAGTAGAGTGGGCCAGTAATGATGTTCAAAAAAATGTGTATAATGAGGCAGGCATCAGAGAGTTTCAATGGCAAACAGCAAGTGATGGGAAAGAGTGTTCAGACTGTGCAGAACGTGACCAGGAGAGAGGAGACATGGAATACTGGGAAACTGTAGGAGTTCCAAAGTCTGGTTTTTCAGTTTGTACGTCAAATTGTAGGTGCATTTTAGTTCCATTAGGTGAAGCTAGTGAACGGATTAGAAGAACAAAGCCTGAAAAGCCGTTTCAGCCTATTACACAAACTAGGGCCAAAAATGTTGCCACCCAAAGCATAGCAAAAGCTCAAACTTTAGAGCCAAAGCTGACAAGATTGCTGACCAAAATGGCTGAGTCTACCGGTGGAGTTATGATGGGCCTGGAACATAGATTTAAAACATTAGAATCTTTAACTGGAAAAATCAAAAGACAGAGCAAAGAAAGAAAATGGACAGCCAAAGATACAATAGAACACAACTTAAAGGACACTATACGCTATGCTATGACGTTTGAACCTGTAAAGTATACACAAGGTGTCACACAGACAATTAAGGCCTTAGAAAGGCAAGGCTGGAAGTTTGAAAAAATAAAGAACACTTGGGCAAACATTGACTATCATGGAATTGGAGCTGTAGGAATTAAAAATGGCCAACGGTTTGAATTGCAGTTTCACACAAAGCAAGGCTGGAAGGTTAAAGATGAAATAAGTGAGGGTTTATACAAAAAGATAGGAGCTTTTCCAAAAAATTTGACAGGACCACAAAGGCTAGCCAAAAGAAGACTAGAGCAACAACTGCGAGAGGCCTGGGCTCCAGTAGAGCTTCCGCCTGGTGTCTTAAAAATAGGTAAATTAGACAAACCAGATCCAAGAATTTTGCAAACCACACAAACTGTTGATGCTTTTGGAAATGAATTGATTGCTACTTCTCATTTTAGCAAGGTTGGCCGGGAAGCATTGGAAGGTCTTTCAGGTGAAATACGAAAAGTAGACATTAGCGATTTGTCGCCAAATGATTTGGCATTATTCAGAAAAGATCTTGAAGGAAAAATCGTTAGTGAAACTTCTAAATATATTAGTTTTATTAAACCTAAAATGGCAGGAGAACAAGACCTAGTAGATAGTTATATTGCCAATAGAGCAAAAGAATTAAAGTTTGATAAAAAGCCAGTGGTGTTGTCTAATAAAGATTTTGATAATTATGTAAAAAGAAATAATTCTGATGTAATGTATAGAGGAATAAATGGTGCTAAAGCTAGTCAGTATATAGATGATTTTCAAAATGGAGATTATTTTGCAGGAACAGGAATTCATGGAAACGGGACTTATGTTGCAACTGACTTTTTATTAAAAAGAACTAAAGGTCCTGGCACTTCTTATGTATATAAAAAATTAGACGTTCAAGACATTTCTGGCCTTCGCATGGCTAGTGAGTTTGCTAAAGGTGGAACACCTGGAAGAGTAATGAAAATGACTCTAAGACCTGATGCTAGAGTTATTCATGCACAAGATTTGGCAGAATTAATTATTGATATAAGAAAAGAACTAGACAAAAACATTGCAAATGCAATAGCAACAAACAATATACCTGCAAGAAATTATTATATCAGATACAAAGCAATTTTTGACGATCACGGAAGAGCAGCAATGGAGCTTGGCTATGATGCGTACCAGGCGACACATCAAAATATTATAGTAATTGTAAACAGAGGTGCAGTTGTGATGACAAAAGAGACTTTAGCACCTTGAGCTGGCCTATAAATAGCTTATGATAAAAAATTTAAAAAAGCATGTTGCAATGTCAAAAAGGCTTGCACCAATGATGCCGGCACTGTATATGTTTTTTAGTGATGATGAAATGATGGAGTTTAAAAAAGCTGTTTCAGGGGCAAGCTTTGAAGAAGAATTACCTCAAAAATTTATTAAAAAAATTAATTTAATCAGAAAACTTAAGATTTGACTTGATAGAATGATTCAAGTGGTTGCATTTTAAGAATGGAAAAAAGAAACTCAAACAAGAGGTAAAAATGGCACAATCAGAAGTCACGGCAGACGTTAAAGAGCCAGAAGTCCAACCTGTAGACGTTAAAAGTCAGGAAGTCCAAAGCAATGAAGACGTAAAAGATGTTCCCAATGGAGCTGAGAATATTCCTTATCATAGATTGAAGGAAGTTGTTGACAAATTAAAAATCGCAGAAGAAAAGTTGCAGGCAAAGCAGGCACAAGATAAACTGCGAGCAGAAAAAGAACTTGAAGAGAAGGGTGAGTTCAAACAACTTTTAGATGATACCAGGAAAGACCTGGAAAATGAAAAAAAGAAATCTCAGAAATGGGAAAGCTTTGAAAAGACTAGACGTGCAAAAATCACAGAAGACTGGTCTGAAGAAGAAGTTGCAATCTATTCAAAATTGTCTCTAGAAGATTTAGAGAAACATAATGAAATACGTTCACAATCAAAATCACCAGTTGGAGTTGAATCTGGCAAATCAGGCATCTCTCACGGGAAGCCTTTGACCTTAGATGACTTTGACACCATGTCAGACAGTGAAAAACAGTCAGCGTGGCCGGTGTTTTTGAAACAAAAGAAAAGGTAATTTAAAAAATGGCTAAACATTATCAAGGTAGTGCTACCACGACAACCACTGATCAATATGCAGTAGCAGAAGTTTGGGCTGAGGGGATTAGTAAGTTCTTTAATAGATCTTCTGTCTTCAGGTCTTTGGTGACTGATGTGAGTTCTTTGGTTCAGAGTGGTGCAGATACTGTCAACTTTCCAGAAATTAGCATCATTTCAGCCGCTGCAAAGTCAGCTGGATCTGATATTACATACGATGCCACAGCTAATACAACAACTCAACTGTCCTTAAATAAGCATTATTATGCCGCAAAATTATTTGAGGATATTTTGTTGTTGCAGCAGTCTTATGACATCGCTTCTCACTATCAAAAAATGTTTGGAGAATCACTTGCAAGGCAAGTTGATGCAGACATTTGGGCTGAGTTAGATGGACTAAATCAAACGCAGGCTTTAAGTGCTGATGACACTCTCACAGCCGCTGTATTTGAAGCTACTTTAGCTACGCTTGGCGAAAATGACATTCCATACATGGATGGTGACTGCTTCATGGTGGTAAATCCTACGCTAATGGCTGACATTCTTAATCCTTCAGCTGGTCTAGGCCAGTATTGGATGAGGGCTGATGCTGTTGGTGGAAGTGGAGCTATGGCCACTGGTGCTGTAGGCAAACTCTATGGAATAGACGTTTTCATGAGCAACACAGTTTCATCTGGTGGAAACGCTAGCACTGTGCCTGGTGCAATCTTTCACAAGTCAGCTTGTGTAGTTGCTGTTCAGCAGGATGTGACCTTCCGAATGGAAGAGTCTATTGATGCTTTAGGCGTAAAAACAGCCGCATCCACTATTTATGGTGCGAAATTAATTGATGATTCTGACAACATCAAAGGTGTCAGATTCCTCAATGTGGCTTAGTCTTTAGAGTTTTATAGTTCTAAAGTAAACAGATTTGTGGCGGGGCTTATGCTCCGCCATAATCTAAACAACGGAGAAAAAAATGGCAGATGGACACTGGAAACATCCAAACACTGGAACGGTCTGGAATGGTGACATAACAAAACATGCTGAAAAGATTGAACAATTAG